AGCCCATCCTCGCCCACAAGGCCGTCAGGCGAGGCACCAGCGGCCATGTCGTCGCGGGCGATGAAGCCCACCTCGACGACCGAGGCGCCCGTCAGCAGTTCGTATGCGGCCCGCGCGCGTGGCTCGGTGTCGGTGCCGTGCTGCATCGCCTTCGAGGTGAAGCCCTCGGCGCGCTGGCCGGTCAGCCTCTCGCAGACCAACTCGGCCATGTAGTTCGCCCTGCCTGCGCCGTAGCCGGTCTTCGTCTTGGCGACGACATCGGCGATGCGGCTGGCGGTGACACGGCCCAAGCGGGCCGCGAACCATTCCTCTGTGCGCTGCTCCATGTCACTTCGCCTTCTTGCGGAGAAGCGCCAGCACATGCTCCGCGCCTGCTGCGTCGAGATCGTGAAGCGCCTGCACCTTCATGTAGGCGCACAGCTTCTCCTCGTTGGCCTCGGTCTGTTCGATCAGCGCGCTGATCTCGTCGAACTGCTCGACCGACATCGGCTTCTTCGGCTCGTCCTTCGGCGGCGCCTTCGCTGCCGCGTTCCCGTCGTCGTCCTCTGGCGCGATGCCTGCCATCGCCATGAGCCCGTAGCGGCGGGCATAGGTCACCGCCGAGCCGTAGCCTTGCATGTCGTTCTTCGCCACGATCAGCGGCACCCGGCAAGAGAGGCTCTCGCCGCTCTCGCCGTGGATCAGGATCGTCTCGACGAAGCGCCCGTGGGCGTCCTCGCCGGTCGGCTGGATCAGCGCGATGCCTGCTTCATTCAGCGCAGGCAGGCAGGCGTCCATCACGTTGCCGAGGTCGGCATACTTCGAGCGGAACGCCGGGTTCGCCGACTGCTTCAGTGCCTTGCCCATATTCATCTGCGCGCGGGCCAACGCGGCTGCTATCGTCTTCATGTCGTCCTCCTTGTTTTTGGTGCTTGCACCTTAAAGCGGCGTGTGCAACTGTGCAAGCGCAAAATCACAGGAGAGACCATGCTTACGCTCGAAGAAATCACCGCCCGGCTCCAGGACCGCAACCTCTGCCGCGTGTCCGAGGCGACCGGGATCAACCGCAACACGCTCGGCCAGATCAAGGCGGGCAAGGTGAAAAACGTCTACCTTTCAACGATCTTGACGCTCTCCGACTATCTGAGGGGCGAGTGATGTGGGGCCATGTCGGGTCTGCAAGCGGCCGGGCTGCTGGGGATACTCGCAGCCGGGGCCAGCTTCGCAGCGAACCAGAGGCGGCTACGTCTGGGCCTGCTCCGAGCATCGAAGCGAGGTTGAGCGAGATTGGGCACTTGCGTTTCCGACGCGAGCGACTGATCGATCTTGGCAACCGCGCGAGGATGTTGCGGCAGCGCAAGCGGGCGGCGATGATCGACGCGAGCCTGCGGGCGGTAACGATGGAGATCCTCAGACATGAGACGCGCAGCGAAGGTTGACGCCAATCAACGCTACATCGTCGAGGCGCTCCGGGCGGTCGGCGCCAGCGTCGAGTTGCTCCACGCCGTCGGCAAGGGCTGCCCTGATCTCCTCGTCGGCTACGGCGGCGTCAACTATTTGCTCGAGGTCAAGGACGGCTCGAAGGTGCCCTCGGCGCAGAAGCTGACCGAGGATCAGGTGATCTGGCACGAGCGATGGCGCGGGCGCGCTGCGGTCGTGAACAACGTGCAGGCGGCGCTTCAGGCAATCGGGGCGCTGCGAGGGACGATCTCATGAAAAAGCCCCCGGCCGAAGCCGAGGGCAGTTGGTGCAACAGGGAGGACTTGCAAGATGAAGATACCCACCGACGAGGCAGGCCGCAAGGCCCATCTCCAGGCGCTGCTCGAGGACTTCGAGGCGATCTACGGCGTGCCGCTTCGAGGCCACCCGCGGCGGCGCAGCGACAAGATCATGCGCGGGCGGTGGCACTACGTCCGCACGGCGATGCTCGACGGCTTCACCCGGCCCGAGATCACCGAGGCGCTGGGCGTCGATTTTACAACCGTCTACAGGCTTTCGCGCATCGACGAGATGTGTTAAAGAAGACGGGCGGGGAGCGCGCGAACGCTCAACCCGCCCAGAGCAGCGAAGAGGAGATTCGCCACATGCCGAAGATATACCACAACCGACTTTTGCCGCGCAAGGTGGCGCCATGAGTCACTACATGACCGCGCTTGCCATGCGACAAACTGGCCTCAAGCCCGCAGCGAAGATCGTCCTCTACTGGATCGCCGATCATCACAACGGCGAGACCGGCGAGTGCTTCCCCAGCCACAAGCGCCTCGCCGAGTTGTGCGAGATGACCGACCGCGCCGTGAGGATGCAGATCGATACGCTAGTCGAGGCCGGCCTGCTCGTCGTGACGCATCGAACGCGCGAGAACGGCTCCAAGACATCGAACGGCTACACGCTCAAGCTGGTCGAGCCTGATCGGAAAATATTTCCTATCCCCCCGGAAAATATTTCCGATCCCCCCCGGCAGAATTTTCCTATCCTTAACCTTGGAATGATTAACCAAGGAAATGAACCAGAGAAGAGGAAGCCCTCGCGAGCGATGTCGCTTCCCGATGAATGGTGCCCGTCCGAGAAGAACATCGCCGACGCAGAGGAGCGCGGCTTCACCCATGAGGAGATCAACCATGAAGCAGATCGATTCCGAGACTATCATCTCGCGCGCGGGAGTTCCTTCAGAGACTGGAACGCCGCATGGCGAACATGGCTTGGTAACGCAAAGCGATTTGCGGGTCGTGGAGTGGCTGGTCAGCCGCAGCCCCTATCAGGTCGAAAAGGCACTAGTCTCGCGAGCATCGTCGCGCAACGTCGACTTGGACATCATCTATGAGCATCGCTTCCCGCGCGATGACAAGGGCAGGCCGCTGCCGGTCCAGAGCGTGTTCCGGGGCGCCACCGTCCGCGGTGATCCGGAGCAGATCAAGAAGGTCTGCGACGACTTCAGGAAGGCCTTGGCGCCGGCGACGCAGGAGATGATCGAGGGCTGGCTCGCCGAGTTGTCGGTCATCACCGCCAAGCGCAACGACGACGACTTCGCCGAGATGCTTCGCATCGGTGCCTACGTCGCTCGGCTGCAACGCTATCCGGCCGACATCCTCTACGATGTCCTGCTCAGGCGATCGCACAAGTTCTTCCCGACATGGGCGGACCTTGAGCCGGATCTTGAGCGGATGACGCGCGCGCGCCACGCGGTGATCCACTCGCTCGAAAGCAAAGCGAGGCCGCCCGAGCCGTATGAGCCGAGATGCTCGGCAGAGAGCGCACGCAAGATCATGCGCGATGTGTTCGGGGAAGAATGATGCTCGCCTTCATCTCATCGCCCTACTCCCACCCGGACACAACGACGCAGGACGCCCGCGCGCTCGCTGCCGGTGACTTCGCCGCATGGCTCTGGCGCAAGGGCATCATCATGCCCATCTCCCCGATCGCCCTCTGGCACGAGGTCGGCCAGCGTAACCATCTCCCCGGCAACGCGATGGCGTGGCTCGAGTGGAACCGCACTGTCCTCAAGAAGTGCGACATGCTATATGTGCTTTGCCTCCCTGGCTGGCGCGATAGTCAAGGTGTAGCCTACGAGATACAATGGAGCATCGATGCCAAGATCCCGATCTTCTACGTCGTCCCCCGCGGAGCCGCCTACGATGTCAGCATCCATCCCCCTAGCGTTTGAAACGTGGCCGATCGATCGCCTGATCGAATACGCCCGCAACCCGCGCAAGAACGACCACGCCGTGGATCGCGTTGCAGCGGCCATTCGCGAGTTCGGCTTCCGCGTGCCCATTGTAGCCAAGAGCGACGGCCTCGTCGTCGATGGGCATCTGCGCCTCAAGGCGGCGAAGAAGCTGGGCCTTGCCGAGGTGCCAGTCATCCTCGCCGACGACATGACCGACGCGCAGGTCAAGGCGTTCCGGCTCTCGGTGAACAAGGTCGCGGAACTCGCCGAGTGGGATGACGAGTTGCTTGCGCTTGAGTTCGACGACCTGCGCGAGATGGGCTTCGACCTAGACGTGATCGGTTTCGACCCGGACGAGATCGCGCGCATCGGGTCAGATGTCAACTTCGAGCCTGGCACCGAAGACGATCAAGGCAAGCTAGACGAACTCGCACCGAAGATGGTCAAATGCCCGCACTGCGGCGAAGAGTGGGATCTGCGCGAACATGGGCAAGGCTGATCTTCGCATCGATTGGGCCACTCACGAGGCGGCCAAGTATGCCTGCGAGAATTGGCACTACAGCAAGAGCGTTCCTGTGCCGCCTTTAGTTAAGATCGGCGTCTGGGAGTGTGACAAGTTCATCGGTGTTGTCATCTTCTCGCGCGGAGCATCATCGAACCTGATGTCGCCCTATGGCCTGACGCAAGCAGAGGGGTGCGAGCTGACCCGCATAGCGTTGGGCAAGCATGATGCCCCCGTGTCAAGGATAGTCAGGCTCGCGGTGCAATTTTTAAGGCGCAATAGTCCTGAACTCAGGTTGATCGTATCGTTCGCCGATCCGCAATACGGTCATCACGGCGGCGTGTATCAGGCTGGCAACTGGGTCTTTGTCGGCAACACAGCAAGCGGGAAAGAATACTGGCACAACGACAAGCGACTACACAGTAGGCAAGTTAGTGAGAAGGGCTGGAACATTCAGCAGGGAGCAAAGCGCAAGACGGTGCGCCCAAGTGAATGCAAGATTGTCACGACGCCCGGCAAGCACCGCTACCTCATGCCACTTGACGACGACATGCGGGCGCGCATACTTCCGCTCGCGAAGCCATATCCCAAGCGTGCGAAGCAGGCGATGACCGACGACCAGTCGGCACAGCGGCAGGGCAGCACTGACCCGCACGCTCCATCATCAGGAGAGGCCGCATAATGGTAACCCGCGTCCTTACCAGCGACGAGCGCGTCCAGCTTGAGGCGCTCGCTCAGTATCTCACGCAAGACCAGATCGCCGACTATCTCGGCATCAGCCGCCCAACCCTAGCCGCGATCTTAGATCGCGACGAGGAAGCGGCCTTGCGGTATAAAAGAGGCAAGGCTCGGGCGATCGGTGCCGTTGCATCGAACCTGATCGACAAGGCTCGCAAGGGCGACACAGCGTGCATGATCTTCTTCCTCAAGACGCAGGCAGGCTGGCGCGAGACCAACCGCACCGAGATCACCGGGGCCGACGGCGGCGCGGTCAAGATCACGCAGGAGATGACCGATGATCTTCGACAAGCACTTGAT